ACCGTGACTGCGACCATGGGCGGTGCCGCTGGCACCGGCACGATCGAAGTGACGATCATGTACTCGGTCGATTGATCCTACTTAGGGGGCGGCACAACCGCCCCCTACCACCACAAGGGGCGCTCCGATGACCAGCACAGTTGATATTGCGAACTACGCGCTCAACATGATCGGGGCATCTAATATCTCCGCCCTTGATGAGAACAGCAAGGCTGGACGCCTGGTCAACCAGCGCTACTCGAATGCGCGTGATGCTGTCTTCCGCTCACATCCCTGGAATTGCCTGATCCGCCGTGCTGAGCTGGCGCAAGAGACGACAGCTCCGGCCTTTGGATATACCTACCAATACCCGCTGCCGACCGAGCCGTACTGCCTGCGCGTGCTGGAGTTTTCGAATGGGTCGATGTCCTACCCGCAGGACAACATGTTCTCGAACAGAGGCGGCCCGGTGTTTGTCATTGAGGGGCGTAAGCTTCTTACGGACGAAGGCACTGTGCGGATCAAATATATCGCACGCGTGACCGATCCCAACGAATATGATGCAACGCTGATTGAGACGATCGCAGCGCGTCTGGCCATGGAGATCGCCTACGCGGTCACCGGCTCGACCACTGTCGTGCAGCTGGTCAGCGCGATGTACGACGAAAAGATCCGCGAGGCTCGGTTCATTGATGCGACCGAGGGCGCACCTCAGAAGCTGGAAGCCAGCGACTTCATCGAATCGAGGTTCTGATGGCGAGAGCTGCACCAGCCTTTAGCGCCTTCACAGCCGGTGAAATCTCTCCCCGCCTTGAGGGGCAGATCACTCTTGAGAAATACCGGCAAGGTCTGTCGGATCTCACTAACATGGTGGTCATGCCGCATGGCGGTGTGCAGCGCCGGCCTGGCACTGAATTCCTGGGCGAGGTGAAGAACAGCGCTGTGAAGTCTAGGCTGATCCCGTTCCAGTTCAAAACCTCTGACACTTACATGCTGGAGTTTGGGCAGGAGACGATGCGGGTGTACCGCAACGGCCTGCAAGTTCTGACGGGTTCCGCCAAGACGATCACTGCTGTGACGAAGGCCAACCCTGGCGTCGTGACTTCTGCGGCCCATGGTTTCAGTAACGGGCAAGAGATCTACATCACCAGCGTCGGTGGCATGACCCAGCTGAACGGGCGCAACTTCATTGTTGCCAACGCGACCACCAACACGTTCACGCTGAAAGACGCTTTCGCCGCCGACATCGACACCACCAACTTCACGACCTACACCTCGGGCGGCACGGCTGACACGATCTATGAGATCAGCACGCCTTATGTCGAGGCTGATCTGTTTAACCTGCGCTATGCGCAGTCGGCTGACACGATGTACATCGTGCATCCCAGCTACGACATCCGCGTGCTGACGCGCACTGGATCGGCGGCCTGGACGCTCAGCACGGCCACGATCACGGGATCTCCCAGCCCAGGCCTGAGCGGCGCAAACAACCGGCCCAGCGTGGTCACGTTCTTTGAACAGCGCCTGGTGTTTGCGAACACCAACAACAATCCGCAGACGCTGTTCTTCTCCAAGAACGGCGACTACCTGAACTTCACGGTTGGCACGGCTGACAATGACGCCCTGATCTACACGATCGCGTCCAACCAAGTGAATGCCATCCGGTATCTGTCGTCCACGCGTGTGCTGACGCTTGGCACCTCGGGCGGTGAATACGTCGTGACCGCCACCAATGGCGGGCCGCTGACACCGACCACCACGCTGATCCGCAAGTATTCGAACTATGGCACGGCCACGATCGAACCTGTGCAGGTTGCGGACGTGACGCTGTTTCTGCAGCGCGGCAAGCGCAAGATCCGCGAGTTTAAGTACGTCGGCGACATCAATGCGGACGCCTACCAAGCGCCAGACATGTCGATCCTGGCCGAGCATATCACTGCCGGCGGCATCACGCAGTTCGCCTATCAGCAAGAGCCTGACAGTGTGATCTGGATGGTTCGTGCGGATGGCACCCTGGTGGGCATGACCTACCGCCGGGAAGAACAGGTTGTGGCGTTTCACAAGCATGTGATCGGCGGCACGTTTAGCGGCGGCCAGGCTGTTGTTGAAAGCGTTGCGTCCTTGCCCACCGACACTGGCGAGGACGAGCTGTACATGATCGTGAAGCGCACGATCAACGGCGTCACCAAGCGCTACATTGAGCTGATGAAGCCGTTTGACTTTGGCAGCGTCACCACCGGCGCGTTCTATGTGGATAGCGGCCTGGCTTACAGCGGCTCGGCCACAACTAACCTGTCTGGCTTGTTCCACCTAGAGGGCGAGACGGTTTCGATCCTGGCCAACGGCGCGGTGCATTCTGATGAGGTGGTAGCGTCTGGCGCTGTCACGCTGAACACAAGCAGCACGATTGTAGCTGCGGGCTACGGCTACACCAGCAACCTGCGCACGCTGCGGATTGAGGCTGGATCTGTCGATGGAACGAGCCAGGGCAAACCTAAGCGCGTGCATGCCATCACGGTTCGCCTGCATGAGACTGTGGGTGTCGAGGTTGGAAACAGCGCTGGTGAGCTGGATGAGATTTACTTCCGCGACAGTTCCATGGCTATGGACACTGCAGTGCCTTTGTTCACTGGCGACAAAGACATTGAATTCCCTGGGGGCTTTGATGATGATGATCGCATCTATGTGCGACAGAACCAGCCGCTGCCACTAACAGTTCTTGCGCTCTTCCCGCGCATGAACACGTTCGACAAGTAGAGGTGATTGATGTTTCAGTTCCTAGCACTTGGCGCTTCGCTCCTCGGGGGCATGTCGCAAAAGCGTTCAGCTGACAAAGCAGCTGCGGCGGCTCTGCGGGCCGGCGAGTTCAACGCCAAGATCATCGAACGCGACATCGATTTGCTGGAGCGTCAGCGCCAGATCTTCAACGCCAACTTCCTGGTCGATGCGCAGCGCTCTCGCCAAGCCTTTGAGCGTGATGTGCAGGGCGCCGTAAAGGCTGGCTTTGGCTTTGCCGGCATCGACATCTCGCAAGGCTCTCCGCTGCAGATCCTTCGGGAGAACGCGCGTGAATTCCAGTACGAGCAAGACGTGGCTGAGTTCAACCGCGAGATTGCCAACATGCAGATCTCTGACCAGCAAGAGACGGCCAGGCTGAATGCCGAGCTGTCACGCATGGAAGGTGGCGCACAGGCTGCCGGCCTGCGCTCGTCTGGCAAAGCCAGCCTGATTGGCAGTGTCGGACAGGCTGCACAGATCGGCTACGAATACAAACTGTTTGGTGGGTGACAATGAGAATTCCAATCTTCCGCTCTCAGGCTCAAGCCACCAACGAAGCCCCAGGATCTCGCATCCAGGCGCGAATGAATGCACAGCCATTCGTGCAAGCTGCCTTGGCCAAGGGCGAGGTCTTCAGCTCGGCCATGAAGGGGATTGGCGACTATGCACTTGTGCGCGCCAAGGCCGAGGCCGAGGTGCAGTACAACGAAGCCATGCTTGCAGCCGAAGAAGAGATGCGCACGCTGGCCGAAAGCCTGAAAGAGAACGGGCGCCTTGGCGATGTGATCAACGAAAAAGGCACCGGCGCTTGGCAGGTGCAGACCAAGGACATGCGTGAGCGTCTAGCCGATGGGCTGTCCAGCCGATCGATGACGGATGCCTTCAACGCGCGGTTCAATCAGCAGGAACTGACGTTGCGGTTCCAGCTGCGCGATGCCATTGAGACCCGCATCAAGGCGCGTGCAGCTGCAGCGGCCAAGGCACGCCAGGAGTCGATGGTCAACCAGCTCTCAGACCCGAACACCCCGGTTGAGCTGGCGGCCATGCTGCTGACGAGCCAAGACGCAGAACTGCAGGCAAGTGTCGCAAATGGCATTATGACTGAGGAAACCCGCGCAGCGGTAAACTCAGAGCTGCTTGGCAAGATCGTAGACAACGTGACCGCTGGCTACGTTCGATCAGATCCTGCCAGGGCAATCGCACTAAGCAAGGCTCTAGAGTACCAAGCCCAGGTTGACGCTGGCCTGATGACTTCAGCCGAGGCAGCAGAGCTGTCTGGTCTTGGCCCTGACGCGTCGTACACCCTGTCTGTGCTGCGCATGGCTCGGCCAGATGTTGCGATCAACGCCTTGGCCAGCGCTGTCACCACGGCCAACAAGCTTGACGGCGCAATGGATGAGGCAAGGGTCGAACAAATTGCCGCAACCAACCTGGCGAATGAGAACCTATACAATTCGGCATTCGGCGTCGATCCCAAGGCTCCTGCCAGCCTGGATCTGACCCAGCGCTTGCAGGCTGCAAACCCTCAAGCTTTGGCTCTCGCCGGCATCAGCCCAGATCAACCGATCACTGGCAAGCAGTACCAGGATGCGGTGACCAGTGCGCTTGATCGCCAGAACTTCTTGACGCCCGATCGGCGCAAGACGCTCGACACGCACCGCAATCCGGATGCAGTAGGTCCGTTTGCAAATCAGACCAATTCTGCCGTGTTCACCACGCTGTATCAAAAGCAGCTGGCTGGCACGCTCACGATGCAGGATCTGAACAACAACATCGGCGATCTGTCTCAGCAAGATTGGAAGGCCATGGCTGATGGCATTCAGACCGAGTCAAGGGAAAGCTTGGCTCTAGTCGATGATGCAGTTGCTGCGGCATTCGGTTTCAACAGAGCGGCGGCAGCTACAGACGAGCAGTCGAAAGAGGCGCAGGCTGCCTATGCCTACGTTAACTCGCATCTCACCCGCGAGTTTAACCAAGCGCGAGAGGCTGGCACGCCGATGACATCAACGCAGCTCACAGCCCGCGCCAATGAACTGGTGGACGAGCGCATGGTGTCTTATCGGGCAAGCCTGCAGACGCAATTGAACGATTACCTTTCAGCTCAGATGCCATCGCTCGGAGTTACTTTGACGCCTGGCAATGAACTGGCGGATCTGGATGCCTGGTATCAGTCTTTGCCGGCACCCACACCGGTTCAGGTATCTAAGTATACTGCGATCCGTGCGCAGATCATGCGTTACACCACGACGATACAAGGGCAGTGAGATGGCTGGACTGATCGAAGACGACACCGACGTTGAGATGGGCCGCTATGACGAGGCCTATCAGATCAAGACGCACTCTGGCCTGTCTCCGGCGAACATTCGCGGCGGCACTGTCCAGTACGATCCTGTGCGGAAGGTCGAGGCTGTCTACGTTGATCTGCCCTCGGGCGGCAAGCTGCGCATCGGCGATCGCCCTGTGACGCCAATGCAGGTGGCTGAGACGGATGCTGCGGCTGCCAAGAAGGAAGAGATGCTGGCACCGCAGCCTGGTGCCACGTCCACATCTCCTGTGCCGACCAACGGTCGTGCGCCGATCGAAAGCATTATTGGTGGTGCAAACGGTCCAGAGCTGGCTGACTATGAAGCCGCCGGCTACACCGAAGCCGAAGTCATGCAGTACGAGAAGTTTCGCACTGAGCAATACATG